ACTGTTATATGAAGAGGCATAAGCCGGAAGGACTAACTGTGGCAACAAATACCATGGACATCCTGACAGAAATAAATTCACATGCATTCTTTGCTACTGTAGACAAACCAAATCAGACAGGAGATTACATTACATATGATATCTCTTGTAATGAAGACTTTGCTTTACATGCTAAGTATCATGATTGGAAGACTATCTTTAAGTTCTTTAGAGATCATCCACTTGCTATGGGTTCATTTGCTACTAAGTGTGTAAATGAAGGTCTATTAGACTTTAATCCTGAAGGTAAAATCAGAATTAGATTTAGTATGATGCCAATGGAGTTACAGAAGCTACTAGAGCCAAATACTGCAGGTATATATGAGAGACTCCGTGCTGTACGTAATTTTCTAAGTGCAGGTTATGAAGTTCATTTAAACTTCAGTCCTGTTATTGTACATGATAACTGGCTACAACACTATGAGGGGTTGTTTAATACTATTAGAAGTATGGCAGAAGTAGGTCGTTGGAATAATACTTCAGTTAAAGCTGAGGTGATCTTTTTAACACATAATGAAGCAAAACACTGGTACAATGTGGAACATAAACTTCCGGGTGAAGAATTTCTTTGGACCCCTAAGATCCAAGAAGCAAAGACTTCTCAATATGGTGGGCAAAATGTTAGATATGAACATAGGAGGAAATCAGAGTACATTGATAATTGGAGAGCTCTTCATGATAGAATACTTCCGTGGAATACAATCAGGTACATATTTTAAGATGGAAAAAGATATTAGAAAAGAAATGGAAGAACTCTCTGCAAAGATTGCAGAAGAGCATTATAACATTACAGATGGTGTAGATCAGAATCTACATTATCTATGGTATATGTACCATAAAGGTAGTAAAGCAGGTATGTTCCGGCCATTTGTATATATGGCAGAACTACAGTTGCTAAAAAGAATGGGTTATATAAATGATGTTGAGATAAAGAATATGATAAAGATGCTTGAGTCTGATGACCAGGATAATCTTCATATGGTTACTTTATCTATCAAGAATTTTAGAGACCTAAGATTACAAGAGCATGGTGAGTACAGCAAAGTGAATGCAGCATACTGGAGTATTGCTAAGAACTATGCACATGAAGTACTTAACCATGAAATATTCATGCAAACAATGGCAGCTAAATAATGGCAAACTTAATAACAGAACACATAGTAAAAGAAATAAAGCTAGAGAATAAGGACATACAAATTATGAGTCCAAAAGTTGTAGCTGGCTATGTGATACACAAATATAAGTGTAGTCCCTATTTAGCTAAAAAGATTGCTAAAAAATTAACAGATGACAGAAAATGATTTAACAAATCTTGGCTTTAACAAGATAGAAATCAAGGACTTAGATAGTCAGAATGGATATGATTATTTCTATTATGTTCTTGATGTATTTGACAATCTTACACTTTGCAGTGTAGATAGTGATGTTGTAGAAGATGACAACTGGTATGTTACTAATCTTGATTGGCCGGAGCATTTTAAGCTTCAAACTCCTCAGGAAGTTCATTCTTTTCTTCAGAGCGTTGGCCACCAGGTATTAGTTTAGCTTTTTCAGATAGAAGAGTGCTGAGTACAAGAGAAGCAGAAGATTCCCAAGCTTCATCAATAGCCTGGGATAACTGATCAAAAGCCATCTTAGTAGATAGGACTTCACCTGTTCTAAGGTGTATCTTAGCTCCTGCATCAGGATTTCTTGGATTAATAAAGGATATCCTTGTTATGTGAGTAACATTCAGATGCTCAAAGTATGGGCCATCTTGATCTTGGAATTCTATTGGTAGAAACATTAGACTATTTGGTTACCTTCTATTTTGTAATTGCTGACTTGTACTAAGTTACCATTTCTTTTTAGAATAGCAAACCCATGGTTCCATTCATTTATTTCTAAATATTCAGGAGTGAGTTCACATAGACATCCAAGACTGTAGCCACGGATAGTTGTAGAGTCCCCAGGACCATACACTCTTTGTGAACTAGAACTGGTTTTGTGAAAGTGATTTATAAGACAGTTAGTCTTCAGTCTCATTAGAGCAGTACGGGCTGGTACTACACCACCTGCACCGGGAATTTTATCTCCGTGCTCTATTAAAAAGTCACCAAAGACAACTTTAGATCTAAATGGAATAAACTGTACACCATATTCAGCTACATGTAGAAGTACATCTAGTCTGAATTCATCCATGTCTAATAGTTCAGATGCCTTAACTCTAAGGTATCTTTCAAATCTATTCTCATGGTTACCTGGTATAAAGTAAATTGGAATATCTGGAAATCTAAATCTGCAGTACTCAAGGAATTGTCTACCTGCTTCTATTTCCTGTTTAAAATGAACCATTCTTGGGTCTTTCTCATGAAATGAAAGCTGATAGAAGTCTAGCATGTCCCCATTAATGAAGAGAGATTCTATCTTTTCTTCTTCCATTTTATTAAATGCTACTTCTATAGCATCATTATCTTGGTAGGGAATGTGTACATCACCAATGACTCCTACTGAGTTGCATGCTGATGGGAATATAAAAGTATCACGCTTGTTAGCATAAGACTCTGGTAGGAATTTTTCTTTCATAGTAAATTCTACTTTAAGTTCTTTTTGGAATTGTGCAGTATACAATACATTTCTGTTTTTCTTACCTATTTGTCCACGGTAATATCTTACTCTATTGTATACTACTTCAAGGGATGAGAAAGTTGGATGCTCAGAATAGATCTTTCTTGCAAGGGTTTTAGTTGGGGAATTGGGAAACTTTTCAAGATACTCTAATATTATTTCAGTATCTTTAACTCTCCCGTTTAGGTTGCCTTTCTGTGCTGCCATATCTATTAATAATATACTAAAAATTTAGCATATGTTTACTGTAAAACTAGTGAAACGTGATGGTAAGTTAGTTTATCCTGATGATAAATCAAAATTAAATTATCAGATTTTCTTAGATAAACTATCTGAAGGACAACAAGTTGAGGTGTTTATGGGGCTTACCTCTGATGATGCTTCTATAGCACAATTGGCTAAGGTACATGCCTGTATACGTGAGTTAGCCAAAGAATCTGGCTACACTTTTGATGAAATGAAAAAGATTATAAAGCAACATGCTGGTCTATGTTATGACGCAGGTGATGCTGAATACTGTAAGTCTTTTGCAGACTGTAGTAAAATGGAATTAGTACTAGCTATTGAAGCTTGTGTACAAATAGGTAAAGAATTTAATATTAGTTTTTAGTCTGATCATCAGGTACATCTACCTCTACATCAGCAAACTGATTATTTTCCACGGCCTGTCTTTCTATCTCTGCTAGTAAAAGAGTTAGTGTATAGAAAGACTGTTCCCAATGGGTCATATCTTTATAGTCTTTGTTCATTAGACCTCTAAGAACTTCTTCTCTCTTACTGTCCGGGTCATCAGACTCCTTGAATAAATAGAAGAGTACACTTTTTACCATGAAGTAAAAAGACTTATTAACTTGAACTGATACAAGAGCATCATCTTTGAGCTCTTTGACTGTAATTTTGGCCATAACACTAATTATTATTAACAAATATACATTATTATGAGTAAAATAGCAGATATTGATGATTATAAACAAATAATATTTAATAAACTTGAGCCCAGTGGTTGGGGTAGAGTTCTTAAACCTTTTATATTTAGTTTAGAATTTACAAAGATTCTAACTGACTTATATCACATGTCTAACAGTGGGCAGAGATTTACACCACCTCTCAGAGATGTGTTTAGAGCATTTGAAGAATGCCCTTATGACGAATTAAAGGTTGTAATGGTTGGACAAGACCCCTATCCCACATTAGGTGTAGCAGATGGTATTGCATTTAGTTGCAGTAAATCTGAAAGAGAACAACCTTCTCTAAGATTCATTTTAGATGAAGTTGGAAAATTATACCCGGACGGGTATGAAAGACCCCTAGACTTGACAAAATGGACCCGACAGGGTATACTTATGCTTAATACATCTCTTACAACTGAAGTTGGTAAGATTGGTCAGCACTATAGCATTTGGGCTCCATTTACTGCATATCTATTTGATTATCTCAAGAACTTCCATCCGGGACTTGTATATGTTTATATGGGTAAAAAATCTCAGGAGTGGGCAGATATGTGTGGAGAAAATTGTACTAAATTTATGGTTTCTCATCCTGCAAGTGCAGCCTATAATGGTAGCAAGTGGGATTCTAAGGGTGTCTTTAATGATGTCAAGGAAACAGTTAAAGTATTGTACAACTACACAATTGAATGGTAATGCAAGAAGTATTTAATAAGCTACTAAAAGCAGGACTAAGTCCCAATGCATTTTATGTATTATATTGTATACACAATAAGATTGTACCAAGTGATTTGGTAAATGCTTCTATTGAGGTTGCTAAATTAAAATCAGGTAATAACCTTACAGAATCCTTGGAATTGTCAGGGAATAGCCTTAAATTTATACAAGAAATTGAGAGCTATTTCAAGAAGTCTAAGAAGAAAACATCTAAAAACCTTATGGGGAATGAGTTTCTAGACAACATTAAAACTTACAATGAATGTTTCCCGGCAAGTAAGTTGCCAAGTGGTGTTTATGCTAGAGTTAATGTAAAAAGTCTAGAA